TCGGTACTGGCGGTGGTGGAACCCTAGAGTGGGGTAACACTGGTACATCAGACCTTCGTTTAACTGTAACATCTTCTGCTGCTACTAACGCGGGTTCTGTTCGCATTACAATTATGTATGCACAAGCGTTTAACACTGCGATCTTACCATAAGAAGGAATAGCGTATGTCTCATTCTGACGTTCAAACCAAACGAGTTACAGGCGCTGCGTCACTGGCTGTAGGGCCAGCACGTATCCGTCAGGTACAAGTATTAACTTCCGGCGGCGGTGTTGGTCGATTGACTATTACTGACGGTGCTGGCGGCGCAACAGTGCTTGATCTTGACTTTTTAGCTTCAGACTCTCACTCGGTAAATATACCTCAAGCGGGGATACGTTGCCAAAACGACGTGTTAATAACGGCGATGACGAATATTACTGCAATGACAGTCTTCTACAACTAGAGGTGATACATGCGGAGTTATTACAAATCAGGAGGCTCTGTCAAAAAGTCTCCTGCTTGGACTCGCAAAGCGGGTAAAAGTGAGTCTGGTGGACTCAACGCAAAAGGCGTTGCTAGTTACCGAAAAGCTAATCCCGGAAGTAAATTGAAGACAGCAGTTACTACAAAACCTAGTAAACTTAAAAAAGGTTCTAAAGCGGCTAACCGACGCAAATCGTTTTGCGCTCGTATGAAGGGCATGAAAAAACGCAACACAAGCTCTAAGACAGCTAATGATCCAGATAGTCGTATAAACAAGAGTTTACGGAAGTGGAATTGTTAGATGGCTATATCTCGCGCACAGATGAGCAAGCAGATACAAAACCCTGCGTCTAAGCTGTCCCAAAAACGAAAGAAGGTTGCAGCTAAAAAACGTAAAAAGGAATTTAAAAAGTAATGCCGTACTTAACCAGCAGTATCCCTTATTTTAAAGCGTGGGTACGTAGAGAATACACTAAAAACTTGGAAGAGTATCACGGTGAATTTCTACACTGCATGGTTATTGGTGTTACTACAATGCCTAACCGCACTCTTAGTTTTCAAGTCATATTTACTGGTTGTGAATCTGATGATGATGACGATGAAAATATACATGGTGGAGCCATGTGGGCTAGAATGCCCCTTACAGCCCTTGTAGCTGATACACCCTTAGAGGAGTGGCCTACACCCTTACCTACATATTTAGCACAACCTTGGGACTGTATGTCCCATTACCATTCTGTGTACAAACTAGAACGAGCTTCACCTGCCCCTTGGATAGCCAAAGTAGATGGTGAGTTTTACCCTGCTAAATACCTATTTACTGTGGATTACACTGATAATGAAGTGGCTGATGATCCTGCGCAACATAAACAAAGTCACGTACTTGAATTATTAGACGCTGGAGAGTATACAGGTAACATAGTAGCATTACCAAATAATCGGGTTCGTGTAACGCACCCTGCGTGGTTTGAGACAGGGCAAGGCGCTCCAGACTTTAAACCAAACCAACATACTTATAACTCAAAAGAAGACGTAGGTTACGTTTGGGATACTGAAAGAGTGTTCAACAATCTTTACAAGGAGACAGACCAATGAATATGAAGAAAAAGAAAATGGGCGGCGCACCCACGGTTTCACCAACACCAAAACTTCGCCCAAGAGGTTTAGGTGCTACCAAAAAAGAAATGGATGCGATGGATAGTGGTTTTCGTATGAATGCTATGGAAGGCCGCGAAAGAGATGATGGAATGCTGAGAGAAAAAATGCCCCCCGCAAGACGGGCTAAAAAAATGAAGGGCATGAAAGCTGGAGGCATGACTAAAAAAGGTTATGCTGCAGGTGGCATGATGAAGAAAAAAGGTTATGCTGCAGGTGGCATGATGAAGAAAAAAGGTTACAAAAAAGGCGGCAAAATTCGTGGTTACGGCTTGGCTCGTGGCGGCAAAGTTTGCAAGATGCGCTAATGCGTAGGTACTATAAATCAGGCGGTAAAATATGCTCCAAGGGTAAGTCTTGGGCTAAACGTACGTTTGACACTTATCCTAGCGCCTATGCTAACATGGCTGCGTCTAAATACTGTAAAGACCCAAACTATGCTAAAGGTAGTAAAGGGAAGAAGAAAAAATAATGGGTGACCTGAAGAAATGGCGGGATCAAGACTGGGTTAGAGTTGGTACTGACGGCAAAATAAAAGGCGCGTGTGGAACTTCTAAAGATAAGAAGAACCCTGACCGTTGTTTACCGCGTAGTAAGGCCAACAGTTTAAGCCAAGGCCAACGTGCTACTACGGCAAAGAAAAAGAAACGCGAAGGTGCTAAAGGTAAGACTGTAGTAAAAAACACAAAAGCTGCTACAGTTAAGTTATCAGGTGGTGGGTTAGCCCGCCGGAAACGCGATATAGCACGGGGTTGTGGCGCGGTAACGGAAAATAGACGAAAAAAGACGTTGTACACGTAAAAGGATAAAACCATGACTACATCAGGCACAACAGCGTTCAATATGGACTTTACGGAGATTGCGGAAGAAGCGTGGGAGCGTGCCGGACGTGAAATGCGTTCTGGGTATGATCTACGTACAGCTAGGCGTTCTATGAATTTGATGACAATAGAATGGCAAAACCGTGGTATAAACATGTGGACTATTGATTCAGGTACAGTAAACCTTGTAGAAGGCACTTCTCGGTATCAATTACCAACAGACACTATAGATTTGTTAGAACATCAAATACGTACTAACAGTGGTAACGCTAGCACACAATCAGACCTTACCATAAGCAGGATCAGTGTAAGTAGTTACGCATCTATACCAAACAAACTATCACAAGGGCGTCCGATACAGTTGTTTATTGAACGGTTGCGAGATGAGCCACATGTTAACGTTTGGCCTGTACCAGACAATAATGACTATGTGTTGTACTACTGGCGTATGCGTCGAATACAAGATGCAGGTGCAGGTGTAGAGACCGCAGATATGAATTTTAGATTCTTCCCCTGTCTAGTCGCAGGGTTAGCTTATCACATAGCTATGAAAGTTCCTGAGTTGGTAGATCGCGTGCAGATGTTAAAGTCTGTGTATGATGAACAATTTGATATGGCAGCTTCAGAAGATCGAGAGAAGACCTCGGCTCGTTTTGTGCCTAGAGTAAGTGTGGTGTAACTATGACAAACAGATTTGCCTCTGCTAACAAAACTATAGCGGAATGTGACGTCTGTGGGTTTCGTTACAAACTAAAAGAGTTGCGTAATATCGTAACAAAAGGTAAAGATACTAATATAAAAGCATGTCGTGAATGTTGGAGTGGTGACCACCCCCAAAACAAATTAGGGGAATTTCCAGTTAACGACCCGCAGGCGGTGCGTGATCCACGCCCTGATTTTGCAGGATACGACAGTAGTAGAAATATTCAATGGGGCTGGAATCCTGTTGGTGATGGGGATAACGTTTATGGGTTAACTACCAATAATTTAGAAATGGTAGTCTCTATAGGCGACGTGACTGTAACAACTACATAGGAGATGCATTATGGCTAAGAAACTAACTGACCTGACCGGAGATGGTAAGGTAACACAAGCTGACGTATTAAAAGGCCGTGGCGTTTTTAAAAAAGGTGGTATGGCTAAAAAAGGCTACGCTAAAGGTGGTAAAATTAAAGTGCGTGGTACAGGCGCTGCTACTAAGGGACTTTTCGCAAGAGGGCCAATGGGGTAATCAATGAACTACGCTTCGCTTAAAACAAATATAGAAGACATCTGTGAAACATCTTTTACAGACGATCAGCTTGCTATGTTTACGCAACAAGCGGAAGAGAAACTGTTACAAACAGTAGACATCCCAGCGTTACGTAAAGTGGATGATGGGCCAGTAGCAAACACAAACAAATTGTACACGCTACCCAGCGATTACTTATACACGTACAGTATAGCTATCATAAACAATGGCACGTATACTTACTTGTTGAACAAGGATGTTAATTTTTTACGTGAAGCTTATCCGATTGATACAAGTGCGCATTACGGAATACCTAAGTTCTACGCAGAATATAGTGACACACAGATTGAACTAGTTCCAACGCCAAACTCTAACTATGAACTTGAACACGTCTACGGTGCTTATCCGCCGTCTATCGTAACTGCAAGTACATCATGGCTTGGCGATAACGCCAGTGCGGCTTTGCTTAATGGCGCTCTTATAGAAGCAATACGTTTCCAAAAAGGTGAACCAGACG